TCTGCTGCGCGAGTTGCTGTTGCCCGACGGCGGTCGCGGTGTCGGCTTTGACCTTCTGATATTGGGCTTGCGCCGCCAGCGTCATCGCGTCCGGTTCTTTCGGCTGGCTGGCGATCGCCTGCAACGTTTGCGGCGTCGGCGTCTTGAAATAGCGGCCAACGTTTTTGATGTTGGCGATATCGAGCATGTCCGAAATCGTGTTGAGATATTCGGTGATGCCGCACACGGGATTGCTGACCCCGAATTGCTGCATAATCATCTGTTGGTCTTGCTTGATTTGGGTCAGCGTCATCATGCGAACGGTGTCCGACCCCTTGCCCAAGGTCGAATTGACTTCGACGCCCATGCTGGCGTCGAAAGTGCCGGTGTCGATATCGCTCCACTTGCCATTGATGCGTAAGCTTCGGCGTTGGTTCGGGGCCTCGCAAACCTCGTTGTAGAGGCCGGTGAACAAGTCTTTGAAGCCGGTTTCGGCGAGCACCCGGGCGACGAGCTCGGTCCGCTCCTGCGCCCCGTTGATGATCGCCTCGACCCCGATCTGGCTCGAGCTCTGCAACGCCTTGGCGTCGAGCCCCTTGGCCGCGTCCGACAAACCGGTGCGGCGCTGCAGGACGTCGTTCATGAGTTCGAATAACGGCAGCATTTGCTGACCGAGGAACGGCACATTGTTGAAGGCGACGGCGTTGTTGACGTCGCCGCGCGTGCGGATCACGGCCCCGACGTCATCGTTGAGCACGTCGTCGAGGTCGGTGTTGAGCTCGTTGACGACCGTCTTGGGATTGATCGACTCGGCCGCGCTGTCGAGCACGGCGCGGGTCATGTTGGTCTTAATTTTTTGGATGTCTTTGGTGTAATCGGCGATCGAGTCGCCGACGATGGTATGGCTGATCGGGTCGACGCCGAACACGGCGAATTTGACCCGGTTGGCCGGCTCGTCATGGACGATATGATAATTCTCGCCCATGGTGCAGATGTAGCGGAGCTCGGCGATCCCGTCGCCGTCGCCATCGGCCTTGATGTACCATTCGCCATAGAGCACGCCGTCGCCGACGCGGGTCGACGAGTAGCGGCCGGAATTGCGGAGTTGCGCCTCCATCGTAAATTCGTTCATCGCCTGGCCGGTCAGATAGTCCAGGCATTGCTCGCGCTCGTAGCCCATGGCGACCATTTCATCGATCGGCACGACGCGCTCATGGCCGACGATGCGTGAGGTTTGGAACGATCTGGCGAAGCGGTCGAGGCGCATTTCCTCGGGCGGCACGCCGCAAACCTTGATGATCGGCTTGTCGACTTCAAACTCGAGCACGACGCGCGGGAAAAGGCCGGTGTTGGGGTCGGGGTCCTCGTGCTCGACAAGCTTAGCCGTCGGGTCGCCTTGGGCGATCATCGAAAGCTGTTGCGGGTTGAGGTTGATGAAGGTCTTGCGCCTCTTTTCCTTGACGTCGTCGGTCCACCATTTGACGTAACCGGTGCGCACCGTCATGGCGTCTTTGAAGGCGCCATACAAAATTAAGAAACCGGGATTATCCTGCCAAAAAACGTAATTTATGTAATTGGTTTGCTGTTGGGCGTTGTCGACGTCGGCTTGGGTGCGGGGAATGAGCGAGACGACGTTTTCGCTCGCCGCGAACAGGCGAATGAGCGACGGCAGCATGAGCATGATGGCGTCGCGGACGTCGGTCGAAACGTAGCTCGATTTGTTGGCCGTCTCGCGGTCGTGGCCGAGGATTTGCTCGTAAGTGGCTTGCGGGTCTTCGATGATTTGGGTGTCGCTGTACGGCGTGCCGTCGGGGTTTAAGGACGGCAGATATCCGTAATAATAAAGCTGCGCCTGGTTGCGGGCGGCGGCGAGAACCGAGCCCTCATAGTCGCGGCTGTCGCGAATGAGGGCTTGGATATAGGTTTCGTAGCTGTCGGGGTCCGACGGGTCGTAAGCGTCGCCCGGGCCGCCCTCTTTGAATGTGGAAAAGATGCGCTCGAGCATTGTGGTCTAGGCCCGTTTGTGTAGCGAAGCCGGCTTCCTTCCGAAACAAATCAGGAACGCGCCGAGAACCTTCCTTCACGCGCCACATGAAGGCGGGCGGATTAGAGCCTCAAATAATTCAAAGATCAATTGCGGCAACGTCTTGTTCGCGTCGCGACGCCATGCAAGGCTATTTTTCGCCTTCCCGAAAGGCTCAAAGGAGGAACGCATGTCACAACCATTTTTGGCTTTAATTACCCCGTTGTCGGGCGGCCGTCCTGACCAGGGCTTGCCCGGCGGCGGTTACTACCCCGACCAGGGCTTGCCCGGCGGCGGGCCCGGCGGCCGTCCCGACCAGGGTTTCAACCCCGATTATCCGAGCCAAGGTTTGCCTGGCGGCGGCCCCGGCCCGTCGCATCCGATCGTGCTGCCGGGCGCGCCTCCCGGCTCGCCTGGCTCGCCGAGCCACCCGATCTACATTACCGGCAATCCGTCGCATCCGATCTATGTGCCGGGCTACCCCGACCAGGGGCTCCCCGGCGGCCAGGGCGGCGTTCCGACGCATCCTTGGGTTCCGCCGGAAGGCGAGACGCTGCCGCCGCCGCCTGACGATATCGTCAACGAATACGTGGTGGCGGTTTGGAACCCGACCAAGGCGGAATGGACCGTCACAATTGGCGGGGCGACGCCCAAGTAATCGCCTTTGCCTCGCAAGTTTTATGAAGGGGCCGCGTGCGCGGCCCCTTTTCATGTCTTGCGTGCGTCATTCCGCCATGCGTAAATCAAGCCTTCTTCAAGTCGGGGATTATTGCAATGCACAAGCTGACTTTCGCCACTCTTGCCGCCCTCGTCGCGCTGGCCGCTCCGGCCTACGCGGCGAGCCAAATCACCGTTGAAAACGTTGGCGCGGTGTTCAATCAGAGCCTACCGCTTCCGGCCGAGTCGACGCCTGGCTCGGGCATTGGCTTTGAGCAATTTTTCGAGTTTAGCTTGCCCGTTTCCGAGCAAGTGACGCTGTCGGTTTCGGATAGCGGTTTCGGCAATCTTCGGATCGTTGGCGGTGTCCTTTCGCTCAACTTCTTCACGTCGAGCGCGCCGACCTCGCCGTTCGAGCCGATCGGCGCCATGATCGATAGCGCCGGGCTTATCGACGTGTCTGGCGGGCAGAGCGCCGAGCTCGGGCCCGACATTCTGTTGGCCGGCAATTACTTCGCCGAAGTCTCGGGCGTGAGCGGCTCGTCGCCGATCCACCTGGCGATCGACGGCACGGCCACCGCGCTTACGACGCCTGAGCCGGCGACCTGGGCGATGATGGCGCTTGGCTTTGTGGTGATGGCCCTGTTCGGCTATCGCTCGCGTAAGGGCTCGCGCTTCGTCGAACTTGCGTAACCATGGCGAGGGGCCCTCTCGCCCTTTTCCACGGCATTGTTGGGCTTGGACTTTCGATCGTTCTGTGGCGCCTGACCGACAACGCGTTAGCCTGGGCGGTCCTGTTCGGTCCCGGCGCCGTGTTCACTCTGTGGGGGCTCTACCGCGTCTTTGTCCGTGACGACGTGTGAAGCGTTGAAGCGTTTGCGGCGCTCGATTTCTCCCTCGAGCGCTGCATTTGCGTCCGCTTCGTCCCGATGCAGCGAAATCACGCCGAGGCCTTCGACCAGGGCGAACACATTGGCGAACGGCTTGACGCGGGGGCCCTTGGCGGCCTCGGGGTTGGGGCCCTCGGGCATGCGTTGCCTGACCTTGCCATATTGCGGCGCCCTCACAGCCACGTCTCCACGATTTGCGGCTCGTCGTCAGGTTGACGATCCATCTTGATCAAGCCGGCTTTCCAAAGGCTGTCGCGTATGAGCTCGAGCGAGCCGGTATAGGCGTCGGCGGTGGCGACGGGCCCTTGCGCCGTGCAAGCGAAGCGCCGCACGACATAGCCGTCGGGATGATCTTTCGGCCGATCGTAGACCGTCCACATGCTGAGTATGCCGCTCTTGGCGGCGGCCCATTGGGCTTCGGCGATCGCGGCGGCCGGGTCGCTCATGGCGACAGTGCGCCCGATGGGGAATTTCTCGCCGGGATGATCGAAGGCGTCCTTCCAAACTTCGCCGAGCGGCTTCTCTTTCATCCTTCGTCCTCCTTGAGCGAACCTTCGATTGTTTTTGGTTCCGGCTTTTCGTCGCCG